TGCGATCCCTGCCGCAACTGATCTGACCCCTGCTGGAACGATTATTTATTCAGCAAGGGCTACTGCTCCAACTGGTTACCTCAAGGCAAACGGTGCAGCAATCAGTCGATCAACGTTTTCAGTGTTGTTTGCTGCAATTGGAACGGCTTACGGCGCTGGCAACGGGTCAACTACATTTAACGTGCCTGACTTGCGCGGTGAATTTCTTCGCGGTTTAGACGATAGTCGAGGAATTGACAGCGGACGAGCGTTAGGCAGTGCTCAAGGCAGCCAGAACTTATCGCACAATCACACTGGCAGCACCAATAACCCTGGTAATCACGCTCATTCGTTTACAGCAGGACAAGATTTAGGCAGTGAGGACATTGGACGCGGTGGAAATAACAGCAGGAACGTTCAAGGGCGCACTCAAAATACAAGCGGAGCTGGCGGTCACACACATACAATCTCAATCGGCAATAACGGTGGCACAGAAGCACGTCCCAGGAACATCGCTTTGCTTGCTTGCATCAAGACCTAAAGAAAGACTATGCTTCCGTTGAAGTTTTAATTTTGTATGACAACAACTATCAACTGGGCCGTCTCAAATCTTGAGCGCGAGACATGCGATGGATTTGTTTATCTTGCTCACTGGACTGTTTCTGCCTCTGACGACACTTACTCTGCTGGTGCGTACGGAGACGTTCCTTTTGAGCGTCCTGAAAAGTTGATTGCTTTTGCCAGTCTGACTCCTGATCTAGTCGTTAGTTGGATCAAGGAAGCGTTGACAGCAGAAAAGGTGGCTGAAATAGAAAACGCTTTGCAAATCCAGCTAGACGAGCAACGCGCTCCAAGCAAAGCCGGTGGTGTTCCGTGGCCTGTTGGCTAAAGTAAGAGGAGTTAGTATGGGCTCAGGAGGTGCTTTATGGCTATCAGCCCTGGGACATATAATTTTACGCTTCAGCGCCGAAGTGACTGGAGCGTGATCCTGCAATTTAAGGACAGCAGCAACGCAGCTATAAACCTGACAGGGTTTACGGCTTACGCGCAAGCTTGGAACAAAGCGCGGTCTAAAAAATATGCGGACTTTACAGTCGCTTACACAGATCGAGCCAATGGCAAGGTCACAATTAGCTTGTCCGACGCTCTAACAGCAGTGTTTCCAGATCAGCTGTATTACGACGTGCTTCTCGAAAACGGCAGCGGGTTGCGCGAGTATTACCTTGAGGGCATTATTTTGGTATCTGAGGGGTATACGTCGCCATGACAGCGGTCAACGTTACGACAGACGGCAAAACAATAGTTGTCGAAGATACGGCGACAAACACCGTTTCAATTGCGACCACAGGTCCGCAAGGGCCAACAGCAGATGGTTTCGTTTTCAATGGAACCGCTAAGATAGACAACAGCATCGTCTATTACGACTCATCAGCTGGGGAGTTTAAGGCGGACACGACCACCACTAAACTGTCCCTAGTAGAGGGCGGAAACTTCTAAGCCATGGCAAACACGATTCGCATCAAGAAGCGGGCCGCCTCTGGCGCAGATGGGGCTCCTTCGTCGCTTGCCAGCTCGGAACTCGCCCTGAATGAGTCAGATCTAAAGCTGTATTATGGCTTTGGGGATAACGGATCGGGAGACGCCACCTCAGTCATTACGATTGGCGGATCTGGCGCGTTTATTTCCAAGACCGACGCCAAAGGTGCAAACCTTATTCTTGCAGGGCCAACGACAGGGTCTAATGCAAACCCAACTTTTCGAGCACTTGTCGCAGCTGATTTACCAGCTCTCAACGGCATTACCGCCCCAACGGGTAATGTCAGTATTAATTCAAACAAGCTGACTAACGTCACTGACCCGACTTCGGCTCAGGATGCAGCAACCAAAGCTTACGTTGATGCCGTCAGAACGGGTCTAGACGTAAAAGGCTCAGTCAAGGTTGCGACAACTGCAAATATTACGCTTTCTGGCACGCAAACGATTGACGGCGTTGCGGTTTCCGCCGATGAGCGCGTTCTGGTAAAAAACCAGTCAAATGGGTCGCAAAACGGCATTTACGACTGCAAGGCTGGAGCCTGGGCTAGGTCTAGTGACTTTGATGCAAACGCAGAAGTCACTTCTGGCGCGTTTGTCTTTGTCGAACAAGGCACGGCGAATGCCGATGCTGGTTTTGTTCTTACGACTGATGGAACGATCACGGTTGGCACCACTGCTCTGGCTTTCACGCAGTTTTCCGGAGCTGGTCAAATTGAGGCAGGCAATGGCTTGCAGAAGGTAGGCAACTCGCTATCTGTTGACCTCAAGTCAGGTGGTGGCCTTGCGATTGATTCTGCTGAAATAAAGGTTGACACAACTGTTATTCAGCCATTGGCGGCTGACTTGACAACGCTGTCTTCTTGCCAAAGCGGAGGGGCTACAGCACTTGCCGCGCTTACTTCTACAGAGATTGGGATTCTTGACGGTGCGACGGTTACGACCGCTGAGCTGAACATTATTGATGGTGGCACGTCCGCAACTCCAGCCACATTGGCGGTTGCTGACAGAATGGTCATTAACGATGCTGGAACGATGGTGCAAGTTGCTTTAAGCAATCTTGTGACATTTTTAGAGAACGGAGCCGTTTCTGGCTTTGCACTTGACGGAGGAACCTTCTAGATCATGGCAAACACAATTCGGCAGAAAAGAGGCACTAGCAACCCTAGTGCTAGTGATTTTTCAGGAACAGCTGAACTTCTAGTTAACACTACAGATGGCGGATTGTTTACCAAAACAGACGGCGGATCTGTTGTTGAGATTGGCGGTGGCGGTGGTGGAACGGTTACCAGCGTTGCAAGTGGCACTGGCTTAACTGGCGGACCAATTACAACAAGCGGGACTTTATCGCTTGCAAATACTGCTGTAACTGCTGGCAGTTATACGGTTGTTAATTTAACTGTTGATGCACAAGGAAGAATTACTGCTGCAAGCAGTGGGACTCCTGGGCTTTCTAACAACGCTACTGGAGTCCTTAGCCTTGGGGTTGGTACAGACGCATTAGATTCTGAGACTTCTAGTGGTTTTCGCAATACTGCTTTTGGCACCAGTGCTGGAACCTCCGTCACAGATGGTACATATAATGTACTAATTGGAGGACAGGCTGGCGATGCTATTACTACTGGCGCCTCCAATGTTGCAGTAGGCTATGACGCCTTAAGTGGACTCACTACAGGAAGTTCCAACACGGCCATAGGGTATGAGTGCATGGCGCTCGCCGCTGCCGGAGCTTCAAACAACACTGCTGTAGGCAGGGGTGCGAGTCAAAATATTACCACTGGTAGTGACAACGCTTCCCTTGGCAATTCAGCGGGTGCTTTCACCACAACTGGCAGTAAAAATACTGCGGTTGGTAGTTCTGCATTGCTATTTAACACCACTGGCTCTAATAACGTAGCTAGTGGATATCAAGCTCTCTATGCAAACACTACTGGTTCTAGCAACGTAGCTAACGGATATTTTGCCCTAAAAGCTAGCACCACAGGCTTTAGCAATACAGCTACTGGCTATTACGCTCTTTCATCAAATACCACTGGTTTTCAAAACTCAGCTACCGGATTAAACTCCCTTTATTCAAACACCACCGGTTATTACCACTCAGCGACCGGGTTAAATTCTCTCTTTGCTAATACCACTGGCACTGGTAACGTAGCTAACGGACGGAATGCTCTCGTTGCTAACACCACTGGTAGCAACAACGTAGCCGTTGGACATCAAGCTGGCGATAACATTACTACAGGCTCTAATCTTACCGTTATTGGACATGGCGCTGACGCAAGCTCAGCAACAGTATCTAACGAGATCACTTTAGGCAACGCCAGTGTCAGCAGTCTCCGTATTCCAGGACTTCAGTCTGGAGCGGCTAACGGTTCAGTACTTACCTACAACTCAAGTAACGGTAATATTGATCTTGTTGCGGCTAGTGGTCTTTCTAACAACGCTACTGGACTGTATAGCTTAGGCGTAGGCACTGACGCTCTCGACTCTGAAACATCTGGAGCGCAAAGCAACACAGCTTTCGGCACCAGTGCTGGGACTGCAATAACTACTGGCTATGGCAACACAGCCATCGGGATGAGATCCCTTTATACAAGCACCACTGGCGGTGCCAACACAGCTATCGGAATTTTTGCTCTTTATTCAAACACCACTGCCAACTACAACACTGCCATTGGCCAAGAAGCTCTTTATACAAACACCACTGGGGCTAATAACGTAGCTAGTGGTTATTATGCTTTAAGAAATAACACCACTGGTACGAAAAACGTAGCTACCGGCTGCGAAGCTCTTTTTTCCAACACTACTGCAAGCTTTAATACAGCCACTGGTCATGGAAGTCTAAGATCAAATACTACAGGCTATTCTAATACCTCTGTTGGATATAAGTCTTCTAATGCAAACACTACTGGTTTTTCAAATGCAGCGTTAGGCTTTAATTCTTTAGGTTTGAATACTACCGGCGATGAAAATACAGCAATCGGAAAAGGTTCACTTTATAGTAATTTGACGGGTGATAACAACACAGCAGTCGGTTCTCACGCCTTAGAAGTAAGTACCGTTTCTGATAACACAGCAGTTGGAAGTGATGCTCTTAGGGCTAATACAACTGGAGCTAACAACGTAGCTACCGGATATCAAGCTCTTTATGCAAACACCACCGGAGGTAATAACACAGCTAGCGGATTACAGGCTCTCCGTTCTAACACCACTGGTTCTAACAACGTAGCTAGCGGCTCCAACTCTCTTAACACAAACACCACAGGCTCTAAA